TTCTGATTTTGATTTACAATAGTAAAGTATTTCTCTGGTAAAGTTTTCGGTGCCTAGGGTGATTACGTCTGCGGTTAATTCTGGGCTTGACCCATAGTACTCTCTCCAATCTGAATCGATCTTTGATCGTATCTTCTTCCGCTTCTTGTTGCCGTTCTTTTGTGTTACAGTTTTATAAGTTGTCTTGCTAAATTTTGCTAATTTTTTGCCTATGTACTTGCGTCCAGATAGATTATTTGTGATTAGATAAACAAAACCTACACATTCTTCGGGCAGAGTCTCAACTGGGGTGTCTTGATGTAGCCATGTCATGTGCGTTTAGTGGGTTTGCCTTTCGTGTTATAGTTATGATTTGTGATCAAAGTTTACGTAAAAAGTTGCCTCTTCTATCACTGTGTTTGGATCAACAGAGATAGCGTATGTTATAAAATTGCTAATATCTTTTAAGTTAATGCCGTTTCCTGTCCAGTTAGGGCGACTACGGCTGAGTTGTGTGTCAAAGCGATCGGGTGTGATCAGCGTGGTTCTGAACTGCACTAGATTTTGTTTGAATGACTGGGTGCCTTGCCTGCTGGCATGTGCCAGTGCTGCCTTGGCTACACGATAAGTTTCAAATCTAGGTTCAGGTGCAACAACATTCTTTTCGCCTACTGATCCTATGTTAAAGATCCAGCCAGACTTGCCGGCAGTTTTCCAGGCATCATACACAGCAAAATACATTTGCGCTTGTCCAAAATTGGCCCACGTCTCATGTGGCGGACCATCAAACGCATTGTTTACAAAAATATCATAGTGTACGCTTGACGCAGCAATTTCGTGTGTGTTGAGATTGATATCAAGTCCATTTGTACGACTTATGCTGTTACCGCCAAATACATCCACTAGATGTTGTCCCAGTCCTCGGTTACCGCCTGTTACTAACATTTTCATCTTTTGCTTCCTCCTTGATCCCAAACTTTTGTAAATTTTTCACCGCATGTCATAGCACATTCAAACAATCGATCATGAGTAAACGATTCAACTAAATCACTCCACATGGGATTTTCAAAAACCCCTTCAAGACTATTGTTATGAATGTTGAGATTATCTAATCCGTAACACGACAAAAAGTCTCGTACTTGATTGCGACCACGGGGCTGACTTAGTGCATTTGCTCCTGGCATTGATCCATCACGAAATCTTGCATCATACAAATTGTGATTGAAAAAGTTGCATGGTAATACAACACCTTCGGCATTGATAGCTACTTTGCGTCCTTGCAAGGCATCACATTTGATAGTAGTAGTAGCAAAGTAGTTCTGTTGCTTTTTTAACTCAGGCAAAAATGTCATACTGCGATTCTTGTACTGTGTATCACTGGGTGGTTCAAGTACATAGTCACCTTTGGCCACTGGCCACACAGGCATTTCTTCTAGGGTGGCGTGATTTAAAAATCTACCAGTGTTTCGAATTAGTATGTTAAAAAATTTCATATCGCTGGCCAGTTGTTTGGCCTGTTCAACTTGGTGCTGGTTGTGTTTGAATACAATATAGTTCCACTGTGCTCTCCCGCCAGCATTTATAAACGCAGCGGCGTTTTCAATAACTTTGTTGTATTTTACATTTTTTCTATACAAATGTAAAGTATCTTCTAGTCCGTCAATACCAAAGTCGATTTGTCCGTAGCCGTTCATAATACCAGCAACTTCTGCCCAGTAATCAGGATCGTGTACTCCACCATTGGTATGAAAGTATAACCAAAGTGTGGGGGCTTTCTTTCTAAAGTCACGTAGTATGTCTAAAAAGTCTGGATGCATGATGGGATCGCCATAACTGCCGCAAAAGAATACTTGACGTAACCTACTGCACAATTCTTCAGAGAACGCACGGTCAATTACTCCACGTGATAAGTGTGTTAACGGCATGTAAGGATTGATACCATGTCCGTTGAGGTTGCGAGGACACTGGGGACAGGCAGCATTACAATAGCTGGTGATCTCTATCTGATACTCGTCGATAGTTTTATAATCAAACATTTATTTTAAAAAAGTCCAAAGTGTCTTTGAGTATGTTATTACCACTGCGATCCAGTGTTTGTTCTGGACTCACACCTGCAGGATTGATTGTTTTAATAATCCAGTTCAATACTGGCGCATCAAAATTCAAAGTCCATGTACCGTTGTTGCCCAACCAATGACATGGCGTAATGTACTCCAAACTGTAATCTGGGTACCAACGTCCTTGATGCGTTAGCATGCAATGTTCGTGATGATCCAAATCTACTCCGTCAACCACAATAGATTTTAATTCAATATGACGATCATGTTCGGCATTCTGGTGTTCCCAGGCATGCTTACCAAAGTGTTCTATAGCTAATGTGTGAGCACCTGGCACTAACTCTGTGGTCACAGCAATTTGTTTTTTCACTGTGTCTTGATACAAGCATTGTTGATCAATAAAGATTTTGACTGTAGGGATACCAAAGTAATCATCGTAATCAAACTCAAACAAAAATTCAGACATTGGCCAACTCCGTGAGATACCGATCCTTGATAATACTCAAGTGATCGTCGCCTTTCCAGATGGTATATCCCAAATCTTCGGCCAACTTGTGCAGTTCAATGCGTCGACGCACACGTTCTGCATAGTCAAGTTCGGGTGTTGTGGTACAAATCCAATTGATACCTTTAGCTGTGTCGCCCTTGATTGGAACAATGTTAAATTTTGCAGGATTATCAAACATAGGTGTCCCTTGTTCTACTGTCAATCCTGTGCCCAAGTTGCATCCAATGATAGTTCCTAGTGCAACATATTTCTGCCAGCGTCGTAGCAAATTCTTGGTCTCTTCAAAGTCGGCCTGTGTTTCATTTGGGAACCCTACTAGCAACAACAAGAAGAATTTCATTTTGTACTTGCTAAACTGCTGTATGTTAAACTCAAGATCTGCGTTTGAAAATCCCTTGTTCATGATGTTCCGTAAACGTTCGCTACCAGTCTCAACACCAGTCTCAAACATTTCTCCGCCAGCACGACTTAGCAGTTCAAAATTATGCTCTTTGAATTGGATTTCACTTCGCACAATCCAATAACCACTGAATGTAAAGAATCTGTCAGGTAAATTGTTTTGTTGATAAAACTCAATGATGCAGTTCAAAAATAGTTTAAAATCTTTGACGCTGCCGTTCATCAACGCATCGTTGAAATAAAAGTTACGCACACCATACTGTTGGTAATAGCCAATCATTTCATCGGCTAGTATCTTTCCGTTTTTGTATCTATATCCTCCGGCATGTGTGGGGATGTCACAAAACGCACAGCTTCTAACACATCCACGACTGCTTTCGATTGGCAATACTCCGCCAGGGTAGGCAGTTACATATCGTTCTATTGCAAAGTCACTATAATCTGCGATGTTGTTAATGTCAAGATCAACATCATTGACCAATACATCACTGTCTAGTCCAGGTACATTGCTACCAGTTAAAAACTTGTAAAAACTGTTTTCAGCTTCTCCAGCAATCCAATGATCAATTAGTCCTTGATTTTTTAACTTGTGTGCAAAATGCATCTTGGTACTGAAGCTGCCGTTTTGTTCATTGATAAGACCTTGACCGCCTACAATGATTGTGCCTGTAAAATTTTTACGCAACAATGGAAAAAAGTCAAGACAAAATCGTTGACTTTCCCAACTGAATACACTTACTGCAATGATCTTGCAATCAAACACCATTAATTTTTCAACCCATGCTTGCAACCAACTAGAGTAAGTTGTTTTCTCCTCAGGCAACAGATTTTTGTTCCATTGTATCCAATATTGATCAATGACATTGGCAGTTGACGGATTAGAAGATTTAAAATTTTGATAAAAGTCCAAATTAATATCAAAAACTTTTGAAGTGACGCCTGCACGATTGCAAATTGATTTGAGTATGCCACAGGCACTTTGAGGACGAGTAGCACTCAAACGTGGTATACTCAAAATCAAAACATCAGTCATGCCACTTCTATATCTGTGTTGTAGCTGGTAAAGCCATTTTCTTTGATCACTTTGAGAATGTTTTCAACCCTACTGGTAAGTTCATCTCTATGACTAACCAGCCAGATTGACTTGTGGCGTTCGCGACTCATCTTCTTCAACAGGCCTAGTGCATTTTCTACACCTTGAGTATCTAATCCGTTGTCAATCATCTCGTCAATAAACAACAAGTTGATGGGCGAGTACAAACTTTCCCAAACATCACGGAATGCCCAGCTCATGCTGAGAATAAGTCGATTTCGTTCGCCACGACTCAAATTGTCAAAGTCCAGTTCACGACCCAGTTCTTCAATACTTACACTTAGATCGTTCATGAACTTTACTGTGTGTGGCAGTCCAATCCTATCCAAGTAGTGTGTGAGGCGACTGTTGAGATAACTCAAGTTCTGGTCAATAATTTTCTTACGCACAAATGAATCTTTTGATGTCAGCAGTTTGAGCAAGAAGTCTTGGTGATCTTGCACTCTTGTGAGTTCGTTCAAGTGATCGTAACTTACAACCTGCAGGGCCTGCTGTTGCATTTCGGTAATTTGCTCTGTATAAGGATCAGACTCTTGTGCTTTGCTATTAATCTGTGTCAGCAATGTGTTCATGCGACTGCGATGATCAATTGCCTGTGTTTCAGTATCATAATGTGTGACAGGTTGTGCGCCAACTTCTACGGGTGTGTGTTCTGCCAGTTGTTCAGCATAGGGATCTGTTTCTGCACGTTTGGCATCAATCTTGTGCTGAATATTTTCCAGTTCACTAGAATGTCGAATTGCTTCTGTTTCTGTTTGGTAGTGTGTGGTAGGCTTGATGCCCAACTCGCCCAATGCACTGAGCG